CCCTTGAATTGGGCATAGCAGCCGATCAAGTCCGTAGGCAAGCCAGCTCCATCCTTCGCCAGACACAGCAGAAAGTCATTTCAGAAACTCAGATAAATCGGCTGATTGGCCAGGGGATTGTGCGTGGCGAGACCCGGCGCGAAACGTCAAGGGCATTGACAAAGGTCATCACAGACCAGATAGGCGACGGAATCCGGGTGCAAGCGGGATCCCGGACGTTCGACCCCAAATACTACGCCGAACTCGTGACGCGGACACGGACGCGCGAGGCTATGACGGAAGGCGCGATACAACGCGGGCTTGAGTACGACGTAACGCTCTATCAGGTGTCCGTCCATGCCTGCGATTGCGATGAGTGTCTGCTCTATCAAGGCAAGATCTATTCCGTGGTGCCAGACGCCCGTTTCCCTTTACTAGAAGAGAGACCCCCTTATCACCCGAATTGCTTGCTAGAGGAAACGCCCGTCTTTGCCCCTGGAAAGCGGGCCGCGTTTGTCGCCACCTACAACGGACCTGTAGTCGATATTGCTCTGTCCAATTCCGCACGGTTCTCCACCACCATGAATCACGTGTTCCTCACACCGAGTGGTTTTGCTTTCGCGAAGGATCTTCGCGAGGGAGACAAGATACTCTGTAGCGCCCTTTTCGAGGACGTAGTACTTCGTAACCCAGACAATGACAAGACTCCATCCACTATCAAGGATGAAGTCCGAACGTTTTCTGAATCTCTCGGCGGCTCTTCCTCCAGCGTGCCAGCTACCGCCAAAGATCTCCACGGCGATGGGCGGTTCGTTGATGGCAATATCAACATTGTAAGGGCCGATGGCCTTCTGAGCCGTGATGCTGAAACCGCGATCCCTGAGCCGCCCAGCGAGCGTGACTTCGAGAGGCGTGATGTTGGCTTGTTTGGCCTCGTTGGTTGCCGCGATACGGCAGCGATGCTCATGGCTTTGGGTGGAGCCCCTGATGGCATCGTGGGCCGCGCGCGAGATCGCCTGGCGTCCCTCTGGCCCGAGTTTCGCCATGCGGAGCCTCATAACCTCACTTCTGGAACGCCTCTTGATTCCGCCCTTCACGAGAAGCCGATCAACGACACCTTGATCGACGTTAAGTTCTCGCATGAGTTCTCCGACGCTCTCCCCGGCGACGTAGCGGCTGCAAATCTCGGAAGCCGGGAGCAACGCGCCGGGGCGCTTGCGGGTCGGAATTCCGCGCCTCTTGAGAGTACTGTAAACGCGCGAAACGAGTATATCAAATTGCTTGGCAACTTCCTTGCTGCTCATCCCGGCGACATACGCATCGCACACGTCACCAGCCACGGAGTCAGGCAATTTTCTGGACATGTTTACGACCTCCAAACTGTCTCTTCATTATATCTCTGCAATGGCGCATTGTCAAGCAACTGCAAACACGTCCTGATTGCCTTCGTCCCCATCCCAGGCGAGGAAGACGAACTAGACGCCATGTCCGCGCTCAGTAGCAAGAGAGGCCCAATCGCCACAGACCACGCCGGATTTGTTCAGGCGACAGACGCGGCGCGCAAGAGAGCGCGGAAGTCCTTCGTTTCCAAAGCCCAAAACATGACCGTGCCGGAACTGCGCGCACTCGTGACGTACCCGAACGCGAAACGATTCGGGACGAGAGACGCTCTCCTGGCCTTGGTTGTGGGCGGGAACCTCGCAGCCATCCGCCGCGCCAAAGCTGAAATCAACAGGAAGGCGGCGGAGGCCCGGGGGTAGCGTACTTCCCCTTGCGCGGTACGGTACCCTACAATGCGGGCATGTTGCGCGCGTACATGACGGACGCTATCACCTGGATTCAGGCCGGTGAACCCGACGAATGGGGCGAGCCGACAGCGACAACTGAGACGGACATCAAGGCCCGTGTCGAGTGGGGCGAGCGCCGCGTAGTTGACCAGAGCGGCACGGAACGCCTCGCATCGGCCCTTGTCCACATGTCTGGCAAGCCCGCGCCGGGTTCGGACAAGTTCAACATCGACGGGACGGAATACTCGATCCTGTCATACCACGAAAAGAAGTCTTTCAAGAAGATACGAGGATACACGGCGGCCATAGCATGAGTGCGGAATTCAGCGATGTGCAATTCTTGAAGCGGCTGAACTCGGCCGACAAGAAGGTCCGTGCGTCCGCCACGAAGCACATGGGCCTCGCTGGCCGGCGATTGCTTCGTGACGCACTCATGGAACCAAAGACAGTTCCACTCAAGGAAGGCACGCTACGGGGCGCCGGGGCCGTGCACGTCAACAACCAGATGGTCGCCACCGCCGAGGAGCTGGGCTATCCACAGACAGCCAGCGGCAAGGAAGACGGGGCGCCCGCTGATTCTATCGGCCTTCCGATTGGCAAGGATTCGATCACCGCGACCGTTGGATTCAACACCGCCTACGCCGCGCGCTCACACGAACACCAGGAATTCAATTTCACTGAGCCGGGCTCCGGCGGCAAGTATCTGGAGCGTCCGCTGCTTGAGAACGCCGAACGGTATCCGAAGATCGTCGCTACGGGCATCCGAAAGGACGTGTTCGGATGAGTATCAGTCTACACGAAGCCATCACGCAGCGCCTGGCAACCGACACCGGGTTGACGCTCGGAACGGATCTGTTCTGGGGCCACATTCCGCCCGAGGAAGCCGATCTAGCCGTCGCCATTCTTGAGCGCGTTCCGATGCCGCGCGACGGGTATAACAACAATTTCAGAAAGCACAGGTTCCAGGTGTTCGGGCGCGGTCCGTCGTTCAAGACAGGCAAAGACAGAACGGCGCTCGTGAATGACGCCCTCATTGCTAAAACGTTCCGTGGAATTCAACTCACGGATTGGTATCTGTATTTTGCTGTTGGTGAAGAAGTCATGCACCTTGGAAAAGACGAGCGGGACCGGTTCGAGTTCACAGCGAACGCGACGGCTACCGCCAGAGTAGGAGCACCTTATGGCGCTACTTAACATCGGACCAGTAGAACTTATCTTCGACGCTGTGAGCCTTGGGCTCACCCACGGAGGCGCTGTGTTGACGTACACAGAGGCCACCGTGCCGACAACCGCGGACGTCACCGGCGATACGCCACGGGCGATCATGGTGACTGGAACGGACGCATCCGTCAAGGCGGCAATCACGGAAGCCACGCTCGCACAGCTCAACGCTATCGCGGGCGGCACCCTCACAACCACGCAATTGGACCTCACGAACCGCGTCGGCAAAAACCTTGTCGATGACGCGGCAACGTTGATCATGAAGCCCGTTGTGGAAGGCGTCATCAGCGTAACTGAGACGGAATGGATCTACATTCCCAAGTGCGTGCTCGCGCCGGCATTCGAGGTTCCCAACGATCTCGATGAGCAGAAGGCGTGGGCGTTCATGGCAACCGGGTTGCCGGTGCTTGCCGCGGACATCGAATCGGGCGGGTTCCTGTACAATTCCGGCGCCCCAGAATACGCGGCAAATGACCTCGTGCGCCTCGGGTACGTCGCGTAAACAAGTCCCTTTCCGCTTGGGCGCGTCGGCATGTGCTGGCGCGCCCTGGCGGTTGACAAAAAAGAGAGAGGGGAAAGGCACCATGGCACATTTTGACGCAGATAACACGGTAGCACTCCGCAAAGGCGTGACGTTTACGCTGTGCGGAGAAAAGCACGCAGTATTGCCGTTCACGGATGAACTCATGGAAGATCTCGACCAGATGTCCGCCGTAGACGGTGTCGGGCCGAATGTGTTGTTGCGAAGGCAGCTCGGCCACATCACCGGCAAAGATCCCGAGACCTTCGCAGGCGCCGATCTGCGAGCGATGTCCGCGACGATGGGCTTCGTGATGGAGCAGCATATCGACCCTTTGTCCGGGCAAAAGCGAGGGGCGAAGCGGCGAGGATAGCGCATACCTGGTCTGCTTTCCCTGGGTTCCGGTATCGCGAATTGCTGAGAATGGACAGCGTAGAGTCTGCCATCTGGCATGACGAGGCAACGCGACAGATTGCACGACGGCAGAAAGCGGCAATGGACGCGGCGTGCTCGCCGTACTGGGAGAAAGAGGCGTTGGCGGCCGAGCAAAAGCGGCTGGTCAAGCTCATGTCCCCAGCCAAGGAAGATGGCGGTGAGGGAAACGCCGACGCGCAAGCACGCGCCCAGGAAGCCGAGTGGCTAAGAAATAGGCAACGATTGCCAGGGCTCATAGGCAGGAAACAGAGGTAGACCATGCCATACAAGGCCGGATCGATAGTCGCCGACTTCAAGTTGTCCCTCGGCAATTGGTCTGCTGGCATGCGGAAGATCGGGCGTGACACGAAGTCTCTCAGGGGACAGCTCAAATCTATCGGCACTTCGATATCAGGCGTAGGCAGGAAGCTGGCGATAATGTCAACAGCCTTGGCCGCAGCAACACTTCTCGTGGCGCGCTCATTTACCCAAGCCGCAAGCACGGCGGAACAGTACCAGGTCCGGCTTAACATCCTTTTGGGCTCTGTTGAAGAGGGCAATCGTATGTTCAAGGAAATGGCGGATTTCGCGAGCCGCGTTCCTTTCGAGTTTGAGCATATCATGGAAGGCGCGACGGTCCTATCCGGCGTGATGCGCAACGGGGTAGACGAAGTCAAGGCGTGGATGCCATTGATTGCCGATCTTGCCGTTGTTACTGGCTTTGGATTGCAGACAACAATGGGGCAGTTCGTGCGCATGTTCTCGGCGGGTGCCGCGTCTGCTGATTTGTTCCGCGAAAAAGGCATCCTGACAATGCTCGGATTCACGGCGGGTGTGCGTGTGAGTGCGGAAGACACGCGACGCCAGCTTGTAGAAATGTGGACAGCGGCGGAGTCGAAATTCCGAGGCGCGATAGAGGCCATGGCGAATACGTTTGCTGGCCAAATCAGCATGATCAAGGATAAATGGTTCCTGTTTCGCATCGAGGTCATGGAATCTGGCATATTCGAGTGGATGAAAAAAGGGCTCAAGGCCGTCAATGCGTTCATCGACATTCATCGCGATGAAATGAACCAATGGATCGCAGACAACGGCAGACTCATCGCAAAGGTGGTGATCGCTACAGGGTCCATCATTGCTTTGGCTGCAGCGGTAGCCAGCTTCACGCTTGTCGTGTACAGTGCATCTGCTGCTATTGGTGCGTTCGGAATTGCAATCAGCTTATTGAAACTCCTGACAATCAAGAATCTTGT